AGGCGTGGCAGGGGGTTCAGACAGCCCCAGCCGCAGCATTGAAATCACCCCGTCACGGTTAACGCCGTGGCGGGGGATTCAGGAATCGAGCCCCTGGGAGGTCGCGCGAGGGGGCCGTACTCCTCCTCCTGGTTCGCTGGGGGGAGGAGTTTCTAACGAGGTTTTCCGATGACCATGCGTATCAAGGATTTCAAGAAAGTGTTCTGGTTGAAGGATGTGGAGGCGCACCGCGATGTGAGCTGGTGCAAGTTCCCCGTCAGCCGCAGGTCCGTCCGCTTCCGCACTCTCATGTCTACACTTGCAGGGAGGGAGGCTTACGTCGTCTTCCTTGCCATCGTGTCTATTGTCGCCCGCGAAAGGACGGGCGGGGTTCTCACCATGAACGGGCGCGACATGACGCCCGAAGATGTCGCAGCCGAACTCGGCACCCCGAAGCGCGACATCACGAAGTACTGGCGGATGTTGATCGACATCGGATGGATCGAAGAATTGCAATCGTCAACCGGTTTTGAACCGGTTGAGAACCGGTCGCAAACGGTTTTACAACCGGTTTACAACCGGTCGAAAACCGCCCCAAGAGAAGATAAGAGAAGAGAAGAGAAGACCCCCCCGCCCCCCCCCAGCGGGGAGGGCACGCCCCGAGGCGACGACGGCGGCGAGGGTTCACCCCTCACAGCGGGGCAGGAAGCGGCCCGCAAGGCGCTGGTGGCCCTTGGCGTGCGGCGAAACACGGCCCGCAGCGAAGCCGCGAAGCTGCCCGACGAGACTGCCGAGGCCATCGTGACCGAGGCCGCAAGGGCCGCACGGCGAGCGCCGGACAAGGCCCCGGAGCCCGGCCTGATCGTGTCCGAGCTGCGTGCGGGCAACGCTTCGGAAGCGGTCCAGGAACGCGCCGCACTCAACGCCGCGATCGTGTCGAGGGCCGACGAACTCACGAACTGGGCGCGGTCGGGCGATGAAAACGCGACGAACTGGTTGAACCGTGCTGGCCTTCGGGCCGGCGACGATGAGGGCATCCGTGCCGCGATGTTGGCACAGGCCCGGCGCGAGCTGTTGAGGGCGACGGCGGGGGTGCGGTCATGACCACCTTCGACGGCAAGACCTACGACGCGGGGCACGACCGCGAACGGCTCAGGACTCTGCTGGGTCGCGTCACGGTGAAGATGAGTTCCGGGCATTGGTGGACGATCACTCAGCTAGCCCGCATTTGCGGCGGCTCGGAGGCAGGCGTCAGCGCCCGCATCCGCGATCTCCGCAAGCCCAAGTTCGGCGGGTATCAGATCGAACGCCGTCGCGTGGCAGGCGGGCTCTGGCAGTATCGGATGGTGAAGCCATGAGCAATCCGAAGGGACGAGCTGAACCTGAAGACGATCGTCATCGACGCAAGCCGGGCGAGAACTGGACGCACGCACGGATGAGCATGTCGGAAGTCGCGGCGTCACTGGGGATCACAAAGCAGGCCGTGCATCTGGTCGAGCAACGGGCGCTCAGGAAGCTCCGGGAAGGGTTGAGAAACTTCGATGCGTACCGGCGCGAGGAAACCTGAGAAGCATGTACAGGGTCCAGCGGCGTCGATCGTGGTGCGGCTGGCTCTTCTGAGATCGGACATCGACAACTTCCTTGCGGCGATGCGTGTGCCGCAGTTTGGGACGGTCGAGATGGATGACGTGATAGCGATGAGGAATGAACTGTGCCGGGTCGTGGATGACCTGGACAAGGCGTATGACGAACTGAAAGGCCCCCAATGACCAACCCCGAGAACAAGCCTGAGCTGCGTGTATCGCACGAACAACTGAGGGATGCGTTGACTCAATGCCGCACACACATCGGCCACTGTCTCAATCACGCGACATGCGCCCTCGCCAACGCCGCCAAGCTCGAAGGCGGTGGGGCATGAGACCACGCCGATTCGCCAAGGCCCGCCCTCGCCGCGTGCCGGGCACGATGAACGGGCTGGAACTGGCGTACTCCAAGCTCCTCGACACCCGCAAGGCTGCGGGCGAGATCGAGCATTGGGTGTTCGAGTCCGTGACCTTGAAGCTCGCGGACGACACGCGGTACACGCCGGACTTCTGCGTCGTGAACAAGGACATGGAGATCGAGTTCCACGAAACAAAGGGCTTTATGCGTGACGACGCGAACGTGAAGATGAAGGTCGCGGCGAAGATATTTGAGATGTTTCACTTCGTCCTGATTACTCGCAAGTCCAAGAAGGACGGCGGCGGGTGGGACATTCGACGGGTCGGCAACACAAAGGAAGGTGCATGATGAGGTACACACTTCTGGTCGGGGTTCTCTGCGGGCTGAGCATCGCCCACGGCATCAACGAAGGCGTCCGCTACGCCGCGCCGGTGACGCACATCCAGGTCACGGCTGCGATCAGCGACTGGTGGGAGTGGCTGTGGCACAGGCCGATCGTCCGCAAGGGTCGGATCGACGCGAGCAGCAAGGGAAATATGTAATGACCCCCGCCCAGCTCGCGGCACCCGTTGGAAAGGAAGTCAAATGAGATGTCTGACTGTCTGCGAGCCCTACGCACTTGCGATTTCATGGGGCATCAAGCGCGTAGAGAATCGGACGTGGCCGACCAATCATCGTGGCCCCCTCTTGATCCACGCCGGCAAATCAAAGGCGTGGATGGACACGCTGAGCGTTGCCGAGTCCGACGAGATGATCGCGTACTGCCGCAAGAACAACATCGTGGACCTAGATGCCGAATTGCGGTTTGGACAGATCGTCGGGGTTGTGGACGTTGTGGAATGCGTGCCGATGCACAAGGTGCGGGAGTACGACCGCGCCGGGACGGCGTGGCACTCTGGCCCGTGGTGCTGGGTGCTGGCAAACGCTCGGCGATTCGGCGCGGGCATCCCCTATCTCGGGTCGCAAGGCTTGTTCAACGTGTCCGATGAGCTGGTCAACAGTTCGCTCGCGGCACCCGTTGGCGTGGAGGTCCGCCCGTGACGGCTCGCGGGAGTAACCGCCGTGGGCGGGGATTGGAGGAACGATGAGACTGACACTTGATCCAAGCTGCATTGAAGACTATTCGACGTTTTTGAAAGTGAAGTCGATGCCGAAGTACACCGTGATCGGGCGCGACGTTGAATTTCCAGACGAGTACGCGGGGATGCTTGGCATTGCCGCTCCGTCAGGGATCGACGGCGAATATCGTCCGCACCGCAAATGTTTTGATTACCAGCGGGACATAGCCCGCATGGCGATCAAGAAGAAGAAGTTCAGTGTGTTTGCCGACTGCGGGCTGGGCAAGACGTTGATCTTTCTGGAGTGCGCCCATCACGTCCACAAGCTTTATCCGACGCGGCGAATCCTGATTGTGTCTCCGCTCATGGTCATTGAACAGACCATTGAGGAGGCCAAATCGTTTTATGGCGACGACATGATGATCCAGCAGGTTCACGCGAACGGTCTGGCCGACTGGCTCCAGCACGGGCACGGCATCGGAATCACCAACTACGAAGCCATCACGGACGATCTCCCCGACACCGATTTGGCATGCATCATCTTGGACGAATCCTCGATGCTGAAGCACCATTACGGCGCATGGGGAACGCGGTTGATCCGCATGGGTCGCGGCGTGGAGTACAAGTTCTGCCTGACCGGAACGCCAGCACCGAATGACCGCATCGAGTACGCGAATCACGCGGTCTTTATGGATGCGTTTCCGACCGTCAATAGCTTCCTTGCTCGGTTTTTTGTGAATCGCGGGCAGACTTCTGAACGGTGGGAGCTGAAAAAGCACTCCCTTGCCGCGTTCTACACCGCTCTGTCTCACTGGTGCATCTTCCTCACCAACCCGGCAACATACGGATGGAAAGACAACTGCGGCACTCTGCCCCCGATCAATGTTCACGTCCACGATGTGCGGCTGACGCGGGCGCAGCGAGATGCATTCCAGACTTCTGAGGGAGCGTTGTTCATGGACAACGCGGGCGGCATCGGATCACGCGGTCGCATTGCTCGGATCGGAAAGGGTTTCCACAACGGCGAAAAGATCGACAGCTTGAAAACGAAGTACATTGTTGACCTGATCGAATCGTGGCCGGACGAATCGACAATCATCTGGTGTAAGTACAACGCCGAACAAGAGGAAATGGCGAAGGCGTTTCCCGACTTCGGGAACATTGACGGATCAACGCCGTCTGATGTTCGCCGCCGCATTATCCACGATTTCAAGTCTGGGATCATCAGGGGCATCATCACCAAGCCGAAGATTCTCGGGTTCGGACTCAACCTTCAGCGGGCAACGCGGCAGGTTTTTAGCGGGCTTCAGGACTCGTATGAAGAGTTCTATCAGGCGGTCAAGAGATCGAACCGTGTCGGATCGACCAAGCCGCTCAACGTGCATATTCCGGTCACAGAACTCGAAGCCCCGATGGTCCAGACCGTTCTGAGCAAGGCATCGCGGGTACAGAAAGACACCGAAGAGCAGGAGAAGATTTTCCATGGGCATTCATTTTTCAGGTGAGTACGCGGTTCATCACGGCGACTGCATCACACACATGGCGACGTTGCCGGATGCGTGCATGGATTTCTCCGTGTTTTCGCCCCCGTTCCCCGCCCTGTATTCGTACACGTCGTCCCCCGCCGACATCGGCAACAGCGAGAACCTGAAGCACGAGGCCAAACTCCATCTGTCGTTCTTTTACAAGCAGATTGCCAGGCTCATCAAGCCGGGACGGGCGATGGTGGTTCACGTCATGCAGATTCCCCGCATGAAGCGGTCGGGCGAGGCTGGGCTGTTTGATTTCCGGGGGCTCAACATCAAGCTCGGCGAGCGGGCGGGGCTGGTGTACGAATACGACTGGTTGGTCCGCAAGAACCCGCAGGCCCAGGCCATCCGTACAAAGAGTCGGGAGCTTCAGTTTTCGGGATTGGAATCCGACCGGTCCAAGCAGCGGGGCACGCTGGGCGATTATTTGATCAAGTTCCGGGCACCGGGCGACAACGCGACCCCGATCAACTCGCCGGACCAAGTGAGCCGGAACGCATGGATTGACTGGGCCGAATGCTGCTGGATGGACATCCGCGAAACGGACACGCTGAACGTTTCGGAGGGTCGCGGGGTTGACGACGTGAAGCACATTTGCCCACTTCAGTTGTCGGTCATTGATCGTTTGGTGCGGCTGTACTCGAATCCGGGCGAGCTGGTGTTCTCGCCGTTCACCGGCATCGGGAGCGAAGGGTATGTTTCGGTGAAGCTCGGCAGACGTTTTTATGGGTGCGAATTGAAGGATGAGTACTACGCGGCGGCGATCAAGAATTTGGAACGTGCTCAGGGTGAGCGTTCTGCCGCGTCGGATGCGCTTCTGTTTGCGGGCGGTGCGGCATGACTAACGGCAACATCTACGGATTGTGGTACACGGCGCGGAATCGGTGGTTGATGGCTGGCGACGACGACCACGCGATTGCGGCATATCTGACGAAGGAAGACGCCGAGGCGGGCTTGGCGTTCTGGAGCGAGATGTTCGAGGGCTGGCTCGAAATCCGCGTTCTCGGCACCCACAACACCCCGCAGGGGGAGGAGCA